GGAATGTTCCTCGGCCCAAACGTCAGTCTAGCTGACTGGCACTCCTATTTCTAGGAGCCCCTATCACTGGAGCAAGTATGTCCACAAGTAGAAAGCAGGGCTTCCGACTCCGCCTTAGTTGGAGGTGGCCTTTCTTTGGCCTTCGGGCTAAGAAGCCTCCTCTGACGGCGTGGTTGGAGCTGCACTATCTGTGGTGTACTGATCACCTTAGCGACAACAGCCGTGAGGCTGCTGCGCGACGGGTAGCGGATTCTGAAATCCGCCGCTTCGAGTGAGTGCTGGAACTAGCGGATCCCCCATCATCGGCTCACCACCCGTAGGAATTTACACCTACAGGGAATGGTCCGGTGATGATGGGAGGTATGAGAGTTACAACGGCTATCAAAGGTCGAAGTGGAACTCATACCAGCTCTCTCATAGGGCTGCTCGCGTTTCCGGGAAATTATCGTACCGGTGCCCCTCGGGGCATAACTACGATATCGCCCTCCAGAGCTTACCGCCCTGGGGGACGTGTGGTTTTCCACATATCTCGGATGCTCAGAACCTAAACCGCTTGTCTAAACTGCTTGCAAAGATCAAGGGCCACAGCTTTAACGCTGCGGTCACCGTCTCACAGGCAGGGCAGCTCGCGTCAATGGTTACTAGTAACCTCAGCAAGCTAGGGCGTTCCGTGATGGCCTTAAAGCATGGCGACTTCGCCGGTGCCGCAAGGTGTCTCGGTGCGTCTCCCCGACCGTCAAAGCTGAAAGCTAATGACATCGGGGGCCGGTGGCTTGAACTCCAGTATGGATGGTTGCCTTCTCTTTCTGATACCTACGAGGCCGCTAAGGCTTACGAGAGTATTAGCAATGGGCCTGCCAAAAGCAGGTTCTCTGCGAAAGAGGAGCATAAGTCCACTAAGACCTATCTAAGCTCTACCATAAATGGAGATAGGATGGTCGCGAAGGGCACCTACTCTAGGACCTATACATTTGAAATGTATGAGGAACTCGGGTTTTCACGACAGCTGGGGCTTGTAGACCCCTTGTCCGTCCTTTGGGAGAACATCCCGTATAGTTTTGTGGTCGACTGGTTCCTCCCCATTGGGGATTACCTCTCGGTCCTGAATCAAATACCTGAACTAAAAGGCAGGTGGATGATCACAGACTATGCGGCATGGACTGTAAGTTCTTACGAACCTTCGTCCTTTATGCCTTTCTGCCCTGTACATGCTGGACAGCAGTTCACTAGTGTGGTCTCGCGACCCACTGTGTACTACGCTGAGGAGCATGCCTCGCGGGATACTTCTGGACCTACGGTTAACTTCCCCAATGCTAAGCTCTTCGGAGCAGTGCACGGGAGGCGGGTGGCTAACGCCATCGCACTTGCAGCTGGCCGGTTTCTCAGGTGAATCCTAAGTCCCGTCCTTCGGGCAACGTGGGATAATTCCTTTCCACGTCACTACACAAAGGAGCCCAAAATGGGCGCAGCGACAGACATCCTGGTCAAAGATGACGCGACCTCCCCTGTGGAGTACACGTTCATCCCCGCAAACGACAAGGCCGGTGCCTTCTGGAGAACCAAGATCGTCAACGTGCCGTTCGACGGCCAGATGAAGCTTTGGTTCTCAGAAGAGGTTGTCAAAGATGGCAGCTATCGGCGAGTCGTCAAGGTCGAAGTCCCCGTGATGGAGACTCTTGGCGCGGCAGGTACCTCAGCAGGTTATGTAGCACCACCCAAGGTGGCCTACAGGGAGACTCACATCCACACAACCTTTTCGTCGGGTCGTGCAAC